CCGGAATAGACTTAGCAGTTACCCAATTACCTTCTACAAATTCTCCATGTCCATCCTTGAAGTCTCTTAGATATTCTTTTCTAACCCATACTTTGTTTGATGGTAGGTTACATATTAGTGTTGACATGATTCTTTTTAAATACCTTTCTGCCTTTAAAAAATACTATTAAGTTTGTTGTAGTGTTAATAGTGATTGCAACAAGCAACCACCATTGCCACCAGTCAAGTTCATTTCCCATTATGTTATATCTACAATCTCACAGGAGTCTGCAGTACAGGCGAACTCTTTACTTCCTATGGTAGTATCTTCCTTCTCATATTCTTTTAGCTTTGTCCAATCAATATACTTAGGCATCTTCTTAGAGAACTTTTCATATTGCTTTTTATCTATGTCCTGATAAGGAGCTTGTTGATAAGTGTGTTCACTAAAAGGAAGAAAGGAAATACCTGATACCTCGTCAAAGTTTTTATATACCCACGCACCTACTTCCATCCATTCAGATTCCTTAACAGATATAGTTACAGAAGGTTTGTGTTCACACCAATGTCTTTGGTATAATAACCAAAACTCTAACTGTTGTATGGCAGTCATTTCAGTTCTTGTCATTGCACCTGAAGGAGACTTGGTAGGAAAACTAAATACTGTAGTGGTATTAGGCTTACCTAAGTCAGGTTCTGCAGGTATCCCTACATCTTTCATAAACTGAGTGATAGGGTCTGTATTACCACCTCTTACAGTTCTGATATAATACTCACTGTGTCTTGCATGAATACCTGATGCACTATCAACTAACTGACTAACAGTTCCACTAGGTTTAACACAAGTAATTGCAGTTGACTGAGGTATACCTAATAACTTAGCATATTTTTTATTAGTCTGTACTGCAGTATGTTTTAACTGAAGTAATACATCTTCTAGTTCATAGTAAGTATTGTTAAGTACAGGGCAGTCAAGTATACCTGTAAGAGAAACACCTAGCAATCTTTCTTCTTCAGTATTATCCTTCCAAATCTTTCTAAGATATTTAAAATCAGTTAGAGTTGACTGTAGTGTTCCTAGTATAGTTGCTACTTCTACTTTTTCTTTTAGAGTTTCTACAGTATCTGTTTGTCTACAGACAACTTCAGTCAGGTTACAGAACTGATATGGTCTAAGAATAATCTCACTACATGGATTGCATCCAAACTGTATATAGTCTTCAGGTTCTATAGGGTTTTCTTTTTCAGAAGCTTTACGTCTGCCATTTTCTAGAACTTTATTTATAGCTGCCTGTCTATTAAAGATACCTCTTTCACCTGAATGAGATTCATATAGTGCCAGCCATTCTCTCATAAAAGTTCCCATATCAGGCTTAGTTTTATAGGCTACAGAGTTATTAGCTAGTGACCTTTGACCTTCATTATCCCACCACTTACCTGACTTAGCATGTCGCATTTGGTCATCACCTAAGTTTGATAAAGAGATAAGAGCAGAACGTCTTACACCACCTACAACTACAACCTCACCTATTTTACACATAAGGTCGTGACACTCTATAGGATATAACCTTCTACCTTTTGCACCTTTAAATATCCCCACACAAAAATTATGTAAGTCAAGTAAAGGTGCAGGACCTGATGCTCTTCCACCCATAGTTTTTAACTTTGCACCTGCAGGTCTTACCTGTGATACATCAAGAGTAGGTATCTGTCCTACATATAACATTGCAAGTAATTCTCTTAATGCCTTTGCCCATCCTGAACGAGAGTCTGCTACCTTTATAACAGTAGTGCTATCTTCAAAATGTTCATTAACAATAGGAAGTTTATCTACATTACTTCTTTCAACTGAGAATCCTACACCTGTGCCACACATAAGTATATACATACACTCATCAAATGCCCTGACAGAATCTACAGGAATATAACTACAGTTATAACTTGTAACATTACAGGTTTTAAGAGCAGGACCTGCAGTCATTAATGCTCTCATGCTAGGCATAACACCTAGTTCTAACACCTTATCTTCTAATTTATTTCTTAGAGATTTAGTTATTATATTTCCATGCAAGTTTTGCATATAGTCAAAGTATCTTGATACAGTCTCTGTCCAAGTTTCTCTTCTTTCTTCTTCATCAATCCATCTTGCATATCTAGATAGAGCAATAAAGTTTTGATAGTCTGTTGGTAGTAAGTTGCTTTTCATTTTAATGTCCTAACACTGCGTTGATTCGTTTTCTTGTATATTGTATTTCACCTGATTTTAAAACTTTAAATGCAAACTCTCTCATATAATTATAATCAATGTTTGCATAATCACACACCATCTTGAAGTCTTCTGAAGTAACTCCTACAGAAGCAAAGAACCAAGCCTTTGCTCTGTCTCTTTCAAGTATAGATGTATCAGGTTCGTCTTTATAAGTAGGTTTAGTTGCATCTAATAGAGCTTGTAATAGAACACACATATACATTGTCTGTTCAGGAGTGCTTCTCTCTTTGAAAACATCTTCCTCAACAACAAAAGTTACATTTGTTTTTACTTTGTTATCCAACTTTTAGGTATCCCACTACTAGCCTTGCAATATTTAAACTTATGTTTATCACACCATGTTGCATAAGTCATCCTTCCATTTTTGTATAGCTTCCTGTTGGGATTATCAAATACAAAACGAATGTCGTAATGAGGACACTGCTTTCTTACAAACAGATGTTTCTTTCTGTCCTCTAATACGAATCTTCCTTTTACTTCTAGGATAATCCCATTGTCTAAAACAAAATCAGGTATATACTTTTTGGACTCTAACCACTCATACTTTATAGTTAGCTTTTCATATTTGAATGATACCTTATTTTCCTTCAGAAAGCAATAAGTATTATACTCTGAATTGGAACGAAATTTATGCGAAGGCATCTGTAACTTCTTCTACATCAGGTGTTTTATGAACCTGAGTGAGGTGACGTATACCTGTAGAGTATTTAAACTTTCTTAATCCTTTGCCTTGATTTGCATCAGACCAACAATGTTCTTTATATCCACAGAAGATACAACCAAGTGCAAGTTTCTTATTACCTGACTTACCATCAGGCTCATCAGGATAACACTTAGGTGGTGGAGAAGAAGACTTAACTACATCTTTTAAATGTTTAACTCTGTCTGAAGCATTAATCATCTGTATACTTTCGACAGGCATGTATGCAAGTTCTCCTGTAGATTTATCTACTGCAAGAAAACCTGCAGAGTTATCTCCTGCACTCTCTGCATATGCACTTATCTGTGATATATAACCAAAAGGGTCATTAGTAGCTAGAGAACCATCCTTAAACTTCTTGAAGCTATAAGATGATGCACTCTTTATATCAACTAGAGTACCATCTATTCTACAATCCTTATGACCTTTGACTCCATCTATCTCTTCCATCTTCTGCATTTCAGATACCTCATGTCCTGAAGCTTCTGCCAAAAGAATAAGAAGAGACTCAAGGATTTCTCCATATAAAAACTTTATCTTAGTTTTTGCGTCAATCTTTTTTGGTTTTATATCTGATTTAATATCATACCATAGTTGCCTGTCAGGTCTTCCTATTTGAGAGAGTCTTAATGTAGCAACATCATCTCTCTTTTCAAATAGAAACTTATTAATAGACTCCATGATACTTTTATTGAAGGTATGAAGAAACTCTTTATCAGTTGTTCGCTTGTCCAAACCTTCATCAATAGTTCTATATATATCTTGAACTAGTGTATCTACTTTTTTACTCATAACATTCCTTTCTAAAAATCCCACCAACCACAACCCACTTCAGCATTAAGCTTAATTTAGAAAGGAATCTCATCAGAGTCGAGGTCATTGCCTAACTTATACCCATCAGGTACAACGTCAAAGTCCTCGCCTTCTGAGTACTCTACAAGGTTAATGACTTGGACTGCCTGAAGGTCTGCTCCAACACCATTCTTACCTGCATAGCTCCACTCATACGTCTTAAAAAGAACATTAACATCAGAACCATTGCCTACTAATGTTCCTTTTATGTCTCTCTTTTCAGAGTCTTTTAAAGAAGGTGGATTATTTGCATTACCATTCTTGGAAGTTACCTTCCTCTTAAAGGTAATAAAATCTCCTCTCTCATCATCCTTGTTCTTAACTGCAAGACCTGACTCGATTGCCTTCTGTTTATTAGCTGAATCAACAGCTAAGTCGATACTCCAAACAGGCTCGAAGGTAGTGTTTGGATTAGATATTGCTGCCCAATAGGCTTTACCATTTAATACTGGCATTATTTTTCTCCTTAGTTTTGTTAGTGCAAACTTAGTTGCTATTAAAATATAACGAATTATACTATATAATAATTAGTATGTCAACACCTAATGTGTTTCGTACCAATTTTTTCCAATTTTATATTCACTATCTAAAGGACATTGAACATTCAGTTCTTTCTCTACAAGTTTCATTGCCTGTTGAGTCATATCACCAAACCTTTCTGCTTGGTCTCTGCGAACTTCAAATTGGTATTCGTCATGGATAGATGCAACAAGTCTATAATCATATCCCTGTTGCACCTTTAAAGTTATTTGTCGTAACCATTCCTTACAAATGATTGCACCTGCTCCTTGTAAGAGTAGGTTCATTGAAGCATGAAACTGTCTGACCTTTAGTAGCCTACCATCAATAGCTTTTATCTGTCCTTTCTTTGCAACTCTATCAACCTTATCACGCAAGGTTTTAAGAGATGGCATATTGGACATAAACTTATTAATAATATTCTTACCTTCAGTCTTTCCACCACCAACTATCTGTCCTATCTTATCAGGACCTGCTCCATATATTAGAGCATAGATAAAAGTCTTTGCTTGGTCTCTAGTCTTCAGACCTGCAGCCTTCTGATTGGCAGTATGTATATCACCTTCAACTACTTCCTTTGTAAACTTGGAATCACCCATGTAATGAGCAAGGCAACGAAGTTCTAGGCTAGATGCATCACAACCTAGTAATACATAATTACTATTGGTAGGTATCCAAACTGACCTACATTCCTTACCATAGGGAGAATAGGAAGCAGGAACTTGAGCCATGTTTGGAGAGTTGTGTGCCATTCTTCCACTAATTGCTTTTAGTGTCATAACTCTACCATGCACCTTGCCATCTTCTTGGACTACATTTATCCAAGACTTAATCTGAGAAACTCTCTTCTGCAATAGAAGATAATGAGCAATCTGTAGTGCTTCAGGAATATTTTTAATTCTTTTTAATGTTCCTTCATCAACAATAGGATGCCCTGTAGGTGTAAGGTTCTCAGGTTTCCAACCTTTCTCTATTAATCTCTTTGAGATTTGTTGTCTAGAGTTAGGATTGAACTCTTCCACACTATCACTTAGTTTCTTACCTGTCTTATCTGAATATCTTTCAGTAGTAATAGGTGGGAATATTTCTTGTAAATCTTTTTCTATCTTGTCTGCTTCTTCCTCAAGCTTTGCACATAATTTATCTGCTTGTTCTATATCTAACTTGAAACCATTCTCTTCCTGCTTATTTACTATTGCTCTAACTTGGTGTTCAAGAAGCATACTCTTCTTAGAATATTTTTTTAGTGTGGGTAGTAAATGCATATATAATTTATATGTCAACTCAACATCTTTGATACAATACTTTAACATCTCTTCATTGAAATGAGAGAAGTCTTTGTAGTCTAACTTTCCAAATCCCAATCTCTCTCCCCATGCCTTGAGTGAATGACCACCTTCTAGCACAGGGTCAGAGAGTTGTGAAAGGATAAGTGTATCTCTTACTTGTGATAGCTTTATCTTACTACCTGTCAACCTATTAAGTATAGGTGCATCAAAAGATATTCCATTGTGCATAATAAATATATCTACAGATTCACACCACTTAGCAAAGTCTTTCAGAGTATCTCCATGCCAAGATAAAACATCTCCTTTGTCTATATCTTTGGCAACAATACAATGAATGACAGTTGCTTTAATGTCATCAGTTTCTATATCTACTACAAATTTTCTCATAAAAAGTCCTCTACATCTGATTGGTTGTCTGACTCAAGAGGATTCTCAATCTCTTTTAATCTTCCTGTGTCCTTATCATATAATAGGTAAGCAGATACACCTGTCTCACCTGCATATCTATTCTTTAGTACCCTGACAGTAGTTGTGTTCGCTAGTGTAGGGTCTTCTGCTTGTTGGTCTCTCTCTAGTGCAATAACTGCATCTGATATTTGAGCAATAGAGTGTGAACCTCTAAGCATTGATAAGGATATTTCCTTACCTTGCTCCTGTCCTTTATCTCCATTTGCTCTTCTCAAGTGAGACACAAGTAACATTGCACATCTAGTTTCTTCTACTAGTGAACGTAGCTTGGTCATAAGTTGGTCAATGTTTCTTCTCTCATCTTCACCTTCAATACCTGAAACAAGTATAGATAGGTGGTCAATAAGAATATACTTACAGTCTAATGCCTTGACCATATATCTTACTCTGTTAAGTATCTCATCTGTAGTTATACTACCAAAGTGGTCAAAGCCATAGAACCTTCTTGTGCCTATAGTCTTCTTCTCGAACTCTTGTAACTGCTCTAGTGTATAGTTCTTCTGCACTTCCTTGATATACAATCTGTCGTTTGCTTCTACTGACATGATATGTAACATAGTTCTAGTAATGTTTTCTTCAAGAGAGAATACACCTATGTTATGTTCTGTAGTAGTCAGTAAGTGATGCATCAATTCTCTCATCAGGGATGACTTACCTGCTCCTGTACCTGCAGTAAACGTAACAAGTTCACCTGTCCTGATACCATAAAGCTTCTCATTCAATCCATCATAAGGATATAAACAAGTTTCAGTGTCATCATCTGCATATATTCTAGAAGAAATATCTGCAAGATTGTGTATACCTGCAGGAGTATAAGGCTTTGCATTCCAGAAGTCTTGAGTAAACTCTTGCTTCTTACCTTTCATAAGATACTCATTAGCATCCTTGTATCTCATGTCCATGATAAGACATTTATTAGGTTCAAATATTTGAGCAACTTTAATGGCTGCTTTTTTACCATGCTCATCATTATCAAAACATAATACTACTTTATCAAACTTATTTATGTAGTCATAGTTTGCCTTAATATCTTTGAGTGCAGACTGACAACCATTCTTGATTGAAACAGTTGCCCACTTTGAACCTTGTAATTCATAGGCAGACATTGCATCAACTTCACCTTCACAGATTGTAAGATACTTACCACCTTGAGGAAACTTATTCTGTCCAAACATAGTTGCTTTAGGTAAGTTACCTTCTGAAGAGAAACCTTTATTAGATACAAGTCTAATCTTATTTCCTACGTGACTATTATTAATGTCATAATAAGGATATATATGCTTAACCACATTGTTATCTCTATCGTGTAATACTTGGACATTATAAAAGTTTGCAGTCTCTTTCTTGATTGCTCTATCAGGGATACCATCTACAACTCCACTACTAAAATTTTGATGATTGTTATTTATAGATATAGGTTTCTGTACTTGTTCCATACCTTCTCCTTTTGAATAAGTTCTACATGAAAAACAAAACTTAGTTCCACCTTCATATAATACATTTGCATCAGATGAACCACACCTGTCACAACTACCTTTCTTTATTACTTTTGAATCACTCATATCATTCCTTCCAATTTGTTAGTACCTTTGCTATAGTTTCCATTGCAGTTCTCTTAATAGAATAAAACTTATTATCTATCTTACCATTATGAGCAACTACACATTCATATAAGTCTCTGCTATCATCATAAGATATGATACACTCAACTTGTTCGCCATCTACAAAACCACTAAATTCATTTCTTTGTTCACTCATCTCCATACTCCTGTTTTATTATATCATTTATAAAATCTATGTCACTATTAATCTTCTCTGTCATCTCATGTTTAGCATATTTTCTTGCTTCCTGTGATGTATAACCTTCTTGAATTAGTTCATCATAAATTTCTTTATACAATTTCTTTTTATCATCATCCCATAAATTAGACATGACACTCTCTTATCTTTATTAGTTTATGTAAGTACCACTCTGCTTTTTTCAAGTCCTCAACACCATTTTTATATCTATATCTCCATAAATATTTCATAATGTTACCTTGTAAGTAGTGTTCAAAACCTTCATCAGTCATTGCTTGAATAGCATCAATACATTCTATACCTGACTTATTATAATGAGAAGGATTATTTACCATGTCTTCTTGAGTTTCGTTTATTTTCCTTGCCATGTAATCATCATACCTTTCTTCCATCATTTTATTCTCCTTTAAATGTTTTAATTACATCAGATGAAAATAACTTCTGCAAGTTTAATAGATACATTCTACTTGCATTATGGTCACCACCTGATACACTCTTTTTATAATCTAAGTTATTAATAAGCTTACGTAAACTATTAATATCAAAGACTAAAGTACAGAACACTTCCTTGCCTATACATAAATTATGAAACCAGTAATCTGCTTCAGTAGTTTGAATACCACTAGGCTTTCCATATGACTGATACTCTATAGCAATGTTGCCTGTCTTCTGCCATATATCTCTTTCAGATTTGACTTCAATCTTTTTATCCTGCAACATATCTGCCACAAGTTTTTCTCTTACCTTGCCATACTTCAAGTCCATATCAAACTTTTTTCTGTTAGGTTTACTTGGTTCTAGGTTTTCCATATCGTTCCTTTCTTTTGTATGAACCTTTGCCTTTTTTATTTTGTACTACCTGCTTATTAAAAAGAAGTAATACTTTGGCAATAGGATTTATCTTTTTTATTTTCATGCTAAACTCACATATCCTATAAAGAATACAAAAGCAAACAACGTAAGTATCATATACTTTATGTCTTCATTTCCCCACATTATACTACACCTTGACTGCTATGTAAATACATAATGCGATTATTAATAACTTACCATAGTCAAGGTCATACTTTGTACCTTCCCCATATTTCTTATGGTAATCTACATTAAAAAAGTCTACTACTCTATGCCACATTATTTCTTTCTCCTTTCTATATCCCATCTATAAAAGATATGGTCATCTATTCTAGTTATATATGTCTTGGTCTCTGCCCAACTAGGCTTAACATAATAAGCATGGTAGTGTGTTGCACCTTCAACAAAGTCATCTAAGTGTTCATTATACACACCATTTGCTACGTGCAAAGCATCCTTCCATGCCTTATGTTCTCTTGGCTTGTCACTCTTGCCATCACAGTACCAACTAAATTGGCATCTGTTCTTGATAGGTAGTGTAGGTTTCCACTTGTATGTTAATCCTTGTTTAACTACATCACAGATGTTGTTAGGATACCTAGTATCATTTACCCTATTCATTACTACTTGTGCTACTGCTACTTGACCTATGAAACTTTGGTTCTTAGCTTCATGGTATACATTAAGTGCTAGACACATTAGTGATTCCATTAGCATTTATACATTCTCCTCTGCACTATTTATAAATAAAAACCCACCACTATTACCCTCAGGGTCAGAACTTACTGCTATCTTAACGTCTTCATTCTTAGGTTTAGTTAGTACAAACTCAGGGAATCCTTCTACATCTATGCCTAAGAATTTCTTTATCTTGAATCCTTCTAACTGCTTGTAGTATCTGTCTTTAAATTCTCCCATT